CACTACAACGGGATTTTTCCCTACTAACGAGGCCGTCGCCCTCAACTGGAGCATCCAGGTAACTGTTTCCGGCCTAACCGGCGGTGGCAAACAAGCTGCTCTTCGACTTTGATGGCAGCCTCGACGGCACCAACTGGGGCCATCTCACCACCGTTACCAAACACGCTGGAGCCAGCACCATCGACTCCGACCAAACGGTGATGTACTACGTCCAAAACCAGCCAAACCGCTACATCCGCGTCCACCTGTTGACGTTAACCAGCACTAGTACCGCCACAGTTTCAGTCAAAGCTCGGCGCGATCTGGTGACCATCCAAACCGTCACTGGTTCCTGCCTCCACATCGAAATTGACGGGGAAGAAGGTACCACCACGGCCACCTTTATCTTCAAAACCCCCTCCATTCCCGACACCTTGGGCAACTTCATCAAGATGCTTGCCATCGGCATCGAAGTGCTGGTACCCATCGAAGACCCCGACGACGAGGAAGCCGACGATGATTGAGTACCGCGGCGAAAATTCGACAGCTACAACAAGCCGAAACGCACCCCCAATCACCCCAAAAGTCCCACGTCGTCCTCGCCAAAGAGGGCGACAAGGTAAAACTCATCCGTTTCGGTCAACAGGGTGTATCTGGCTCGCCCAGCACAAAAAGGAGAGTCAGCAGCGGACAAGGCCAGAAGGGCATCGTTCAAAGCTCGCCACGCCCAAAATATCGCCAAAGGCAAAATGAGCGCCGCCTGGTGGGCAGATAGGACCAAGTGGCGCTAAACTAAAGTGGTAACCGCTTTAGTTTGTTGGCTGCTCATCACTCCTATATAGAAGTGCAATGTCCTTCGAGTGTAACAACACACGCACTGCGCGTAAAGATTTTACACGATCGCAAGCAACGCCAAGGCGAAACACTTTTTATGCCGCAGCTGCGCTATGCCGTACCAGGCCCGTCACTTGGAAACGCGACGCCGCTGAACTACGTAAAAACCAAGGCGCCTACAAATCGTACTGCACGAGCAAAACGGCCGCGTGCGAAACAAACCATAAAAACGCTTACGGCGAGGTTGAGTTTAAGTTCGAGTCTTACGGAGAGTTCCTAACCGAACTAGGCCCACGACCTGAAGGCATGACTTTGGGGATTCGTATAAATCCCAATGGGACACTATGAATCCGGCAATGTTCGGCGGGCTAACTATCGCGGAACAGGCCCGCAACAGAAACCCGCGGTATACGTGGCAACACCAAAAATTTAACGACCTTCACATTTATGTATCCACATCTTTCAATTCCATCACATAAACACGTAACCCCTCAGCTTTCTCCAAATGCCATGTATTTCCGGAGTCAAAGTAACAGTGCATGTGTCTATCTATAGCCATCAACGATTGATGGATAAGCGCGTTCCAGGGCTCGCGCACGGGCGATTCCACTCGCGCATGGGACACAGCTCATAATCCCAATGCCAAAATCGGTACAAAGTAGGAGCCTAGCCGTGGTCTACAGCGCCAATATCCCGCCCACTGGAGCTGTAGTCAGCGAGTCCCCGTTTGTCCGCAGCCTGGACGTCATCGCCATGATGCCCGACTGGGGCGTAATGGCTGCCGTAACCAACGGCACCAACTATCTGCCGCGACCTGAGCGAGACATATTTACCGCAAGAACCCCGCGAAGACGACGACGCCTACCAAACCCGCGTCGACCGCAGCGTCCTCAGCCCCTACACCAGCCGCCTCATCGAAACCGCCGCTGGCGCCATTCTCCGCAAACCAATCCACGTCGAAGGCGACCAATACTGGCTGGATCTCATCCGAAAACATCGACGGTCTGGGCTCCAACATCAACGAATACGCCCGCCGTGCGTTGGTAAGCAGCCTGACTTACGGCCACAGCGCGATCTCGGTTGACTATCCCGCCGCCGCTGGCGCGATGAATCTGGCGGAAGAACGCGCCCTGGGTCGCCGCCCCTATTTCGTCCACGTCGACGCCCCCCAGATTTGGGGCTGGCGCAAAGAACCCATCACCAACCGCCTGTTGCAGGTCCGCATCCACGACTACGACGTCCGCCCCCTCAACGACTTCGGCGAGGAACAGATCGAGCAGATGCGCGTCATCTACCCAGGCCGCTATGACCTGCCTACACGCTCGGCCAAGAAGTCGTCGAATTCAGCGCGTCCGGCGGCTACAGCCTCGACCGAGATCCCCTTGGTCCCGATCTACAGCAACCGCCGCGGCCTGCTCATCTCCCAACCGCCGCTGCTCGACATCGCCAACCTCAACATCACCCACTACCAACGCCAAGCCGACCTCATCCACGCCCTCCATATCGCCGCCATGCCCACCCTCGTCCTAGAGGGCTGGGACGACACCACCGGCAACGCCACCATGGGCGTCAACTACGCCATCGCCATGCAACCCGGCAACAAGGGCGTACTACGTCCAAGCCGACGCCACCAGCTTCGACGCCCAAATGGCCAGAACTCCAATCCCTGGAGATCCCAAATGTCTCACTCTCGGCGTCACCAAACTCTTCGGCCAAAAGTTCGTCGCCGAATCCGCCGAGGCCAAACGCATCGACCAAGCCCAATCCAACAGCGTCCTCTCGATCATCAGCCAAGAACTGGAAAGCGCCCTCAACCAAGCCTTTGAGTTCGCCGCCCAGTACGTCGGCCTCGAAGCCGCCCGAAATCACCGATCGACCGCGACTTCGACTACTACCGCCTGATCGGCCAAGACGTCGCCGTCCTCAGCCAACTCAATGCCAAGCCGGCAAGATCAGCGACGCCATGCTGCTGGAAGTCCTCCGTCGCGGCGAAGTCCTCCCCGACAACATCAACATCGAGGACGAAGCCGAAGAAGCCGCCGCCGAGATGGAAGCCCCTGACTTGGTTGAAGCCAATGAAAACACCGGAGAGGAAGACATGAACGACCGCGCCGAAATCACCCCGGACCGTGTTGACCGTCTGATTGAACTGTTGTCCCGCTGATGGCCACCCAAACCGAGCAACTCACCCTTGCTCAAGTCACCGCACTGGTACGTCTAACCCAGCGCGTCAACACCTTCCACAACCTCCTCTCCGGCCCCAGTGACCCCACCACCGTCGGCGAACGCGGCGACTGGTATATCAACACCACCAACTACACCCTCTTCGGCCCCAAAACTGCCGACTGGGGCGACGGCTTCCCGCTTGGCTCTGGTGCCCGCACCAGCGAACTGACCGTTGCCGGATTCCCTGGCACCAACGGCGGCGGAGGCGGCGGTGGAACCGCCGGCACCATCACAATCGGCACCGTCACGACTGGCGCCCCCGGCAGCAGCGCCACCGTCACCAACGTCGGCACCGCCGAAGCCGCAATCCTCAACTTCAGCATCCCCCGCGGTGACGTTGGAGCCACCGGCGCAACCGGACCAGCAGGCGCCACCGGAGCCACGGGAGCTACCGGCGCTACGGGCGCCACCGGCCCCCAAGGCATCCAAGGCCCCGCTGGAGCCACCGGTCCCCAAGGACCTCAAGGCGAAACCGGCCCACGAGGCCCCCAGGGCGACCAAGGAAGCCCTCGGCGCCACAGGCCCCGCCGGCCCCCAAGGCGAGACTGGCGCAACCGGCCCCACGGGCGCTACAGGCCCCACCGGTCCCGCCGGAACTATCACCGTCGGCTCCGTCAACACCGGCTCCCCTGGAACCGGCGTCATTGTCACTAACAGCGGCACTAGCACCGCCGCCATCCTTAATTTCACCATCCCCCGCGGCGACGCCGGCACCAACGCAACAGTTACCGCCGGCACCAACATCAGCTGTTGTAGACGGGCAAGTCTCAGTTTCCTCCACCGCTGAATTTGACGATGGGACGTATTAGTTCTGGTGACGTAAACTAGAACCGTCCAAGTAATACACAACCGTGCCCGAAGAACAGCAAGCAGCCGGTACTCCTGTGGAGGCCACTGCCCCTCAGCCTGTGGCTGAAAGCTCCGATCTGGCAGCCCAACTCGAAGCCCTCCGCGCCAAAAACCAAGAGTTGATTGCCGAGCGCCGCAAGGACCGCGAAAACCGCGAAGCCCTCCAATCCCAACTCGAAGAACTTCGCCTGGCGCAAGAATCCGCCAAAACCGCCAAGTTGGCTGAATCAGGCGAGTTCAAAACTTTGTGGGAAGAAGCCCAACAAACAGTTGCAGCCCTAAAAGAACAACTTGCGGAAAAACAGTCCGAGGTTGAGCAAATCAAACAGGGCTATACGCAAGAACAACTCCGCGCCAGTGCAATAGGCCAACTCTCAACTGCTGGTGCGCTCGCACCCGATCAGTTGTATCGTTTAGTGCAGGAGAATCTTCGCGCTAAAGACGGACAGCCTGTGGCTTATGTCGGCGGCGTCGAAGTTCCGATCGGCGAGTACATCGCCAATCTTAAAAACCCCGGCAGCGGTTACGAGCATCATTTTGCAGCTACGAATCGCGCTGGCATGGGTGTAACGGGTAGTGCCCGCTCCACCTCACTCCCCGGCCAAACCAACCCCTGGTCTAAGGAAAGCTGGAACATCACTCAGCAAATGATGATGTTGGAAAGCGACCCCGACAAAGCCAGGTTGTTGAAAGCCGAGGCCAACCGCTAGCCCCTGTGGGGCGCCCTCCCCAACCCTGACTCCACTGGAGCTAAACCATGTCTTCTTTTGCCGGTAACTACGGCTCGGGCTCGACTTTCCTGTCGAACCTCGTCAGCCGTCCCGAATTTCTGCAGTACGCCGCCGAGGGCATCTTCGAGCAATCGAAGTGGATCCAAAGCGGCATCGTGCAGCGCAACGCTGCCCTGGACGCCCGTGCTGGCGGCACCCGCGTACGCGTGCCTTTCTTCGACCCCATCGCCCCGACTGAGACCCAAATCCTCAGCACCAGCACCTGGGGCGGTGGCGGCGGCTACCTCGTTCCCAGAACGTGACCGCCGACGAGCAGATCATGACGATCCTGCACCGTGGCTTCGCCTATGCCGCTGACGACCTCAGCAAACTGGGCTCTGGCGCCGACCCCTTGGCTCACGTCCGCAACCAGCTGACCGCCGCCATCAACAAACTGAAGACCGCCACCCTCGCTGCCCAACTCCTGGGTCTGTTCGGTGGTATCTCCGGCGCTGGCGTGCTGGGTGCCAACCAGACCAACAAATCGTTCGCTGGTGTCCCGGTTCCATGACCGAGGCCAACTTCCTGAACGTTGCCAACGTGGTGGCCGCTAAGGCCAAGCTCGGCGAGCGAGGCGACAACCTCGACTCCATCGCCATGCACTCCAACGTGGCCTACTACCTCCAGCAGGTGGGGATGCTGACCTTCAGCACCTCCGCTCTCTCCACTGGTGGCGCCGTGACCTGGGGTGGCGGTGGCGTGGGCATCACCCAAGCCGAATCCCCTACTTCGCCGGTCTCCGTGTGGTGATCGACGACCAACTGACCTACCTGACCGGCGGTACCGCCACCCATGCGGTGAAGTGCCCCGTCTACCTGTTCGCCTCGGGCGTTGTGTTCCGAAGGCATCCAACAGGACCTGCGTCTGGCTGCCGACCGCAACATCCTGTCCATGCAGGATGTTCTGGCTGTCGATTACCGCTACGGCTACCACATCACTGGTACCAAGTGGGCCGACGCCGGTGACAACCCGACCAACGCCTCCACCTCCGGCAACCTGGCTAACACCAGCAGCTGGAGCCTGGTGTACAGCGCTGCCAAGCAGGTGCCCATCTGCCGCCTGCTCGTGAATACGCCCTTCGACACCACCGCCTACTGATCTTCAGCCAAGGCATCAAAAAGCCCCACACCGGGGGCTTTTTCTTTTGCCTTACAATCCCAACCGTTCTTTCTCCTGATTCTCAAATACCAAATACGTATCCATCGTGCTTTTATACGACTGGAGCATCAACTGATGGATCACATCAAAACTCACCTGCAATCTTTCCCGAATCTCTGCTTGGGTCAAACCTTCCTCCTGCCAAAGCCGCCGCACTTCAAGCGCTACAGGCCCCAACGTCCTTACTGTTTTACCGGGATATACCGTGTCGTCCACGGCATCTAGGGTTGCTTCTGAAGCAGTTTGCGCGTAGCCATGAAAATGGTCCGTCTTTTGCGTACTACCAGGATAACTCCGCCGCTTTATTGACGTACCCTACGGCCAACACGCCGAGACCCAGGCCGACCTCGAAATGGCTGGCGCTGAGGTCTACCACGCAGCCTTACTCAGCTCCCCACCAAAATCAAGAAAGTTTCTGACTGGAGCTAAACTAAGAAAAGACTGTATTAAGCCGTGCCCGCCACGATCGACGCCACAGTGGGTGGAGCTTCGGCGAATAGTTACGTCACGCTGGCTGCTGCAAACACCGTTATTTTCGAGACGAGTACCAAATTCCAGTACTTGGACCGACAAAACCGACGATGCTAAGAATCGCGCCCTAATCTCCGCCACCCGCTGGATCGACGCCCTCAGCTTTTACGACCGTTGCGCTGACACCCCAAGCCCTGAAGTGGCCCCGCAACAACTACACCGTTGACGGCATCGACCTCGCCTGCACTTTGATCCCCGGGGGTATCAAGACCGCCACCTATGAACTGGCACCGAGCCCTCGCCAACGACACCGACGCCATCACTGGCAGCACCGGCACCACGGGCATCTACGACCAAGTTGAACTGGGCGAATTGAAAGTCAAATACAACAAAGCCAGCCAGACCAGCGGCGTCATCAACAACGTCTTCGACGTCTACCCCTGGCTTCAGTCCTACCTCGGCCCGTACTGCATGGGTGGCGCTGCTAACTACGCCGTTCGTCTATTCCGAGGTTGATATGGGCCTTATTGACGATACCTTCGCCCAAATCCGACTTCACTCCTAGCGGACTGGGGCCAAAACATCACGTACATCAAAACCACCACCCCCGCACTTACGACCCCACCACCGGCGCCGTCACTGGAGCAGATACTTCCGTCACGTTGAAAGGTGTCATCACGCGCATCAACGCCCGCGAATCTGAAGGTTTGTATCAAACCAGCGACCTTCAAGTCGTTATCGGCAACAGCGAGCTTCGAACGTACTACCCCACCGAGGCCGATCGCATCCAGTACACCCAGGCCGGCACTACACGCGAAGCCAAAATCCTTAACGTAACCAGTTACCGAGGCCGATAACCCTGTGTACCACACGTTGATTGTGAGGCCCCAGTAATGGCAAGGAGCATCGGGTCACGACGCAACGAACTTCGCAGATCTGGCGCCTGATGCTTTGCAGGCAATCAACGATGCTTGTCGCCAAACAGCCGTACAAGTCATGAACGATCTGGGTCGTCTCGGCACCTGCGTGTACGGGAGAACTTAGGGACAGTTGGATTGCTATTCCAGCCGGAAAAGGCGCAAGTGGAAGTGCAGGAGGTGAATACCCTTACCAACTTTCTGATGCTACCGGAATTGTCTTTATCTAGACGCGAAGTAGCACACGAGCAGTCAAGTTCACCATTGAAAATACACAACCGTATGCGGAATACGCCTGGATCTTGCCGAAGGGTATTTTTACCCTCCAGATAAGTTTGCGACCCATCAAAAAACCTGTTCAGGAAGGACGCCGTGATCGTGGCTTAACACTGCAGGGTCAAATCAGCGCCGGTGATGCGTTGAGGCCGAGCGCTGCCGAACTGGACTATATGTGACGTACACAAATGGCGGCGGCTTGCCAAAAAGCCTTGACAAAGGCATGGAGACCGGGTTCAACATGAACTACCAAGCTATCCGCGCCGCTGTCGAAAATCCGCTGCTGACGGCCTTCGGCGCGCTTGGTGCCTGCAGTACCTGTGTACTTCGACAACATCACCGCTGTTCCGCCCAACGCAACCACTGAACACGTGCGGGTCAACGTGACCTTCGGCATCACGAACGAACCGACACTGACACCGAGCGTGGACAATGCCCGTGGCGCAATCGTCATCCGCATCTTTACCGAAAAGGGTAAAGGCCCTGCCCGCAACCAAACTCTTCTTACAACTGCGGTAAACGTACTGGAAACCATTGAACGCCACCGCTAAACCAACTATCCGGAGTCATTTTTCCGCGTTCGGTGAAATCAACGGTCCTACATTTCAGCCACCGAAGACGCCCCTCATCTTTGTGGGGCGGATCGATACTTCCTACGTTGCAACTGTGCTGTCCTAGTTAGTGGCTGTAGACAGGCGCTAACCTGTGATAAGCCGGGCAGTGCCCGCCCACATACCCTGCTTCATTGGTACGCCCCTATGGCCACCACCGTTCTGTCCGGCACGTCCGGCGCTCTCTACTACAAGCCCGCTGGCACCACCGGTTCGTTCGGTGAAACTGGCGTCAACGCCGGTACCGACACCATCACGGTTCGAAACCTACCTGAACTTCAAGGCTGGGCGACCCCGTGAAATTCAGCGTGATTAACAGCCAAACCGGCGGCTCCGGCTCTGGCACGCTGCCCGCCCCGCTGTCCGGCAGCAACCACCTACTACGTGACTCGCCTACACCGCCAGCAACTGGCGCTCTGACAGGTTTCCGACCACCGCCGGCGGCACCGCCGTTGACCTGACCGACGACGGCACTGCCGTTGCTCCGAACGAGTTCCAAGTCGGCCTATGCCGACTTCGCTGTAGTCGGCCAGGTCCGCGACTGGAGCTTCGAAATCAGCCGCGCTGAGATCGACGTCACCACGATCGGCCAAACCCCTGGTCAGTACGTGCCTTTCCGCAGCTACATCAGCGGCTTTGGTGATGGCAGCTGGCACCGCCACGGTCTACATGACCAACGAGGACGCCGCCCTGTCCAACCGCATGATCGAAGACGTGCTCGCAGCGCCAGCAAACCGGCGCCGCTTTCAAGCTGTATACCGACCGCGTATTCAGCGGTGGCACCCTGAGCGAGAACCTAAGCCGTTCGATCAGCTTTGATGCAGTGTTGACCTCCGCCAGCCTGAACATCAACCCTGACGACGCCCAATCGGTGACCGTCAACTCCCATACAATAGGGTGAGTTTTTGGATATTACTCATTCATTCTGTTGCTCCAGCAGATTCAAGACCCTTGTGTGGTTCCTCTACCACATAGGGGCCAAGCCATACGCGTAGAGCTTCCAAGTGCAATACTTAAAGGAAAAGTTCTTCCTGGAAAGCCACACCTTGTCACCAGGCAAGAACGCCTTATCCTACGTTTGTTTGTGGGCGCTCCCTGTTTCATCCTACTCTTGTAGTCATGGAGAGAAGACTGTCTTGCCCTCAGGCAAGGCCTTGTGCATGAGGTCAATGCGGTCTTTTAGCATCCTTATGCTCGGTGGTATCGAACACCCAATGTCCAGCGGTTCTCGGTAGGATGGTGGCCATATGTACAGGTCGAAGGGTGAATACTTCTGTAGCCGCATGAACATGATCATTAATAGAAAACTTGGCAAGAAGCAAACCGTA